CAACAGTAACAATGGATAAGGAGATACCAACCATTGCGTTCTGGCACTGTCAGATCTGCAAGCGGGGATAAACGCGTATGGGCCACGCCATGGACGGCGGCACAGCTCAGCAGCAATTAACCATCCACCATGCGAGGGGGCAATGCTTTCAGACCAATTTTGATACTGGTTATTCCTCTATTTAACATAATATACAGAGCTTATCGGCTACCACTCCCCAATAGGGTATAGCAATAACCCCGAAAATCGTTGCTGCTGAATGAGTTACTGCCTGAAACCGACGCTTCCAAACCCTTAGCCCCTCCTCATCCTGAGAGCGTTTTGCGCGTTCGATCTCTGCGACAGCGATCACCTCAGCAGGATCAATTCCTAAATCTTCGGCTACGTTCCAGGCGATATCGTTATCAAGCGGTCTCCCACTTCTGTACCGGCTAATCGTCGATTTAGCCACTCCGTAGTGCTTAGCCAGCTTGTAATCGCTTGAAAGCCCTAGCTTTTCCTGAACTGCATCAAGGTAATCGTTGCTCGATTTCATTGGCCTCTCCTCGTTTCGCGTATTACGCCTGTTTAATTCCCGCTTGACAACCAGTTCCCTTGTGGGAACTATTCCCCTCAATGGTTCCCTGCTGGGAACCATGGAAGTCAACCCGATCACTTCCAAGGGGGAATACCGATGGAATGCATAACACCACAAGACCTTTCCCAGCTGCTGGACACCTATTTCGTCACGGTCTTCCCGATCGACGTCATCACCTTGGTACTTGCCGGCATCGGCCTTGCCTCTATCGGCAACCGTGTCTTTCTGGCCGTCGAGCGCCATGTCCAGGGGAGGGGAGTCAAGTGAGCAACTGCCCGATCTGCGGCCACCCGCCGTACAGTCCGCCGTTTCGTCTCTGCGCTGATTGCCTGGCACACCATCGCGAATCCGGCACGAGCCCGATGCCCGAAGGGCATAACAGGCAGCAGGAAAGAGCCCAAAACGGAGTCCTACGCTACGTTCTGCCGAAACCTCGCCCCCGGCGACCCCTAGAGACAGAACGCCAAGAAACCGCCTCTCAGCGCTTTCTACGCCGTTTCGGTGCGGGTGACACCCTTGCACCGACCAAAACCACACCCCGCGCCATGAAAAACCCGCCTTTCACGGCCTCTGCTTTCCCCTCGGCCTATGTCCCTTCCCCCAAGGTGGCCGGTGGGGTCTTTTCTTCTTCGGCCTTCCGGCTGCTCCCGCCGGTGGTTTTCAGAGTGGCGGTCCCTGTAACACCGCCACTTTGTCTCATACGTGAGACTTTCCCACAAAAATCACTGTCCTCACGAACAGTAAAAGGGGCCTCCGATGCTTCTTGATTGGATCACCATTCGGACCCCTTACGAAAACCTCAACCCTGAGGCCCTGGCCATCGTTATGGCCTACGGGGATCGTGTCCAGCGGATCAACGCGGAAACAGGCCAGCTACGCTGGGAATCCGCTGCATGGGATTCCATCCGCTCCGACACCCACGCAATAAGCGTCAAGGCTGGAGGCTCAGAACTCTGGATTCAGGGCAGCCCGGCCAGAATCATTGCCCAGGGCGATGCCGTTTTCGGTGCCGGCGCAAGCCAAGCTCTGGATATCGCCGGCTGTATTAACCGCATGGCCTCCTTCGTCGGCCAGATGCTCAACTGCCTGCTGCCCACGGCAAGCAGCTGGAAAGTCTCCCGCGTAGACGTCACAGAGAATCTACTCCTCGACGATCAGGCGGCAGTCCGCGTTGCCCTGTCGACTCTCCGCAATTGCGAGGGCGGCCGTTACCGGGTCAGCCAGCAGGCGGGAGACACGGTTTACTGGTCACACCGCTCCAAGATGCGCAGCGGCAAAGCCTATGCAAAAGGCCCCCACCTTCTCTACATGATGAAAAAGCCCACCTATGAGGGCTACCCCTACACTCAAGAGCAAATTACAGCAGCTGATCGGCTGTTGCGCCTTGAACTGAAACTAGGCCGTGAGTGGTTCTCTCGGCACGACTGGCAAACCGTAACCCCGGCAATTCTCCGCAATGAATGGAATGAATATTTCGGCCGGATGATAGGAGCAGCGGAAGTGAAAACACATGACGATATTAAAACCCGCGTAATGGCTGCGGCAGAGACAGAAGGGCAGGCCCGTGCCGCTCTTGGACTCTGGGCGCTGATCAAGTCCGAAGGTTGGGAGGCAGCACGCGAACTACAAAGCCGCCCGACGTGGTACCGCAATCTAAAGATTCTCCGGGCCGCTGGCCTAGGTGATGCCGACTTGTCCACCGGGCAGGTCGTCCCACTCCGCCGCAAGGTACTCGAATGCCAAGCGGTAACTAACTGGGCCGAACTGGTCCGCACTGCTTAAAGGTGAATTTATGAAAAGCCAAATGATTATCGCGGGTCTTATCCGTCGCTCCGGTACTTCCAAAAAAACCGGGAATCAATACGACTTCTGGACAGCTACTGTCCTGAATAAACCGATTGTCCAGGGCGTAACAGCAGCAGCCCACGGCTTCGAGGCTTCCGAAATGTCCTGTGACCCTGCTGTAGCAATGACCCTACGTGATGCGAAGTTTCCGGTGACCGTCGACGCCCAGCTCCGTCTGGACCGTGACAACAAGGCAATCATCGAGGTTGCTACCCCTACAACCCAAAAAGCCGCAGCGGCTTAATAAGTAGGGCATTAATTCATGAATGACCCGGGCCCGTGGATTCATTTCATCATTACCGCTATGGCACTCATAGCGCTATTTACGAGGTCGATCCAATGAATCAGGTAGTGATGTGTGACGGGGCTTGGGAAGAGGGTACGGGGGGTGCTGTTACTTGTAACGGAACCCTTGTGCAGGTGGAGGAGGGCTATTTCTCGTGGATACCCCCTCTGACATACGAGCAGTCTAATGAACTGCTTGCTTACGTAGGGCTGATTTTCGCAACAGTCTTCTGTTACGCAATGATTGCCCGGTTCTTAACTGATCAACGTCCAGACTGAGGAGAAAACTCATGGATATGGCAGATGTAACCACCCAATTGGCACTGTCTCTGGCAGCCATCGGAACCGTGGGCGCGGCTTTGCTCGCCCCGGCTGCTTTGCGCTCCGCCTGGAATGCAGTCCGCGGCTTCATCAAGTAAACCGACTGGCCCCTCCGGGGGCCTTTCCACTTGGACCCGGTGATGACAACAACCCAACGCACAATTGCCACACTAATCCTTGCAACACTCACGCTTTTTTCCCTGCCTGCCCAAGCTGCAACGATCCAATCACAGACCAGCTACTACAACGCGGGTAACTACGATACATACCCACCAACAGGATTGGCCTTGGCACAGCAAGCCTGCGAGGACCGGGGAGCTACCTCCTACACCTACAACTGTACAACCGAGGGCTATATTGTAACCGGCGACTTCTGCCGGAACGAAAACTACCAATACCTTATCCACAACGGCACTCGCTACATGTGCTCAGATGAGGAGCCTCCTCCCCCTGAGTGCCCAATACCAGAAGGGCAAGTTCGTGGCCTCACAACCAACTACCGCATATCCCAGGTATGTTTCGAAAACTGCAAATTCGAAAAACCCCAAAAGACCATCTGTATCTTCCTCAACGATGGCACCTCTCGTTGCCTATCCGATTACACCAGCACCGGCGAATACTGCGACGATGAAGACGGTGCTTCCTCAGCACCATTTGACGATTACGTAGATGAAGATGGCTGTTACAACTCAACAGACGGCCACCGCTACTGTGAATCCCCAGCCGAAGCCCAATGTCCCAACTACACAACAGTTAACGGCAAAAAGTACTGCCGTGAACCAGAAGACGACGATAGCTTTGATTCCGATGGTGATGGTCTGCCCGACGTAGAGGACCCTTTCCCCAATAACCCGGACGGCGACGGCGACGGCCTTACCGACAACAACGACCCAGACCCCGGAAACGCAGATACCGATGGCGACGGCACGCCCGACGGTCAAGACGATGACCCGGACGGCGACGGTGAGCCCGGTTACAACGACGGGGGTACTGGTGAGGATGGTGAGCAGGACGGCACCGGCTCAACAGAAGGCACATGCGAGCCCGGTTCCACAATCGAGGAACCTAAATGCACGTCAGACCTAGATGGTGTCCAGTGCCTAATCTATCTCAATAACTGGCGCCACCGCTGTGAGGCAAAACAGGAATTCCAGCAGCTCTACGGGACTGAGGCAGAGAGAGAGCCGCTCGTTGCAGAAGGCGCGGAATTTCTGGACCCGGAAAATCCAGCCAATCAGCTGCCCGGATCAGGCGAGGGCGGTGCAGGTGGTCCCAATGACACAACAGTCAACTTCAGCGACGCGGTTGACATGCTCGACGACTCGGGATTCCTCCCAGCCTCCTGCCCCTCGGATATCAGTTATTCCGTCTTCGGCGAATCCTTCAAGTTCACATACCAGCCAATATGCCAAATGCTTGCAATGGTTAACCCAGTAATTGTAGCTCTCGGCTGGCTAGCCGCAGCCCTGATCATTGGCCGCTCAGTAACAGGAGACTAGACCATGCCCCTACCACTAATTGGCGCATTAACCGCTGGCGTAATTGGAAGAACCCTCTTATCTGTCGTAGGCCGTGTTCTCTTCGCTCTTGGCATCGGCTTTACCGTAATGCAGGGCGTCCAGATCGGTTTCCAATCCATCATTGACCTTGTCTCTGGCCATTTCATGGGCCTTCCCTCAGATATCGCCGGCCTTATAGGGCTTTCAGGGTTCGACGTTTTTGTATCCCTCGTTCTCTCTGCCTATGCTGCTTCCATATTTCTAAAGGGAGTAGGTGGGACAATAAAAAAATTGAGGTTTAAATAATGTTCCTCATTGTTACTGGCTCCCCTGGTTCATCTAAAACACTTAATGTCATCAGTCAGTTTAAAACCGTTACTGATAGGCCTGTCTATTACCGTGGAATCAATCTTACTGATGAAGGTAAATCTAAACTCGGATGGATAGAGCTCTCAGATGATGAGGCAAGAGATTGGCCAGATCACTGTCCATCAGGCTCCATTGTCATCATTGATGAGGCTCAGGAAATCTGGCCTGTCCGTCCTGCGGGATCCCCTGTCCCTCCCGGCTTGACAGCACTTGAAAAGCATCGTCACAAGGGTTATGACGTCGTCTTTCTAACACAGCACCCAATGCTTCTGCATACTCATGCGAGAAAAATTTGTAACGAGCATCACCATTATTCCCGCCCATTTGGAACAAAAAGACCAATCCGCTATCACTCTGGTTCTGGCTTTGTCAATCCCTCTGACACTAAAGAACTAAAGTTCAGTTGCACCCAAAAAAGGGTTCCGCTAGATACTTCAAGTTATGGCCTTTACAAGTCTGCAGAAATCCATACTCACAAATCTAGGATTCCCTTTGGTGTTATCAAGATGTGGCTTCTTATTGGTCTCGTTATTGGGCTCGTAGGATTCTGTGTCTACTGGCTAATCTCTGTAATCTCTGGTGACAGGGAGGGACTGACTCACCGACCAGAATCTGCTCAGTCATCATCTCAGTCATTTATGCCTGGGGGAAATTTCGCACCTGTTCCACAGTCATCCTCTCGTAGGGATATAGACTGGTCTGACGCATTTGTTCCAGAAATTCAGGGTCTTCCATACACGGCACCCATCTACAAAGACACTGCCACAAAGGTTAAATCAGTTCCGCGGATCGCTGCATGTATTTCTACACAAGACAAGTGCACCTGTTTTACCCAGCAGGCAACAGTCATCGATGGCTTGCGTGATCAGGTTTGCAGGCAGTACGTAACAAATGGAACTTTTGATCATATGCAAGAAGAAAATCGAGAGCGGGGAGGGGGATCGCGCGCGCGCGAGCCCGCCCCGCGCTCGTCAGATGATCAACCGGATACAGCCCTTGACCGCCTTCAGCGCGCTATCAAAATCACCCGCGAAACCCGCCTGAGTGCCATATCCCGATAACACAACATCTTGTGCGCCAGGTAGCGAGGATCTGCACAAGATATTGGGTTTCAGAAATCCATCACGAACTGCGCCGGTCGACGCCTAAGCCTCTCCAGCTCCCGGCGCAGTTGCCTGACAGCCCACAGCGACCGAATATCCTCAGCCCGGTACCCGTTACCGTCCGGGTCGATTAGCAGCGGCCCATCAACCCGCCAGCCAGACCAACTTTCATGATTCGAAGGAAGACGGCCAGCCCGGTGCAGGCTGACCAGTCGTGTTACTTGAGGGGGAGCAATTCCGGTTCTGAGGTACCGCCGGATTGTCGAGGGATGACGGTAGGTAATCTGGGAGAGTTCTTGAACAGAGAGGCCAAACGCAACGTCTTTGAAGAGCATTCGCACATCACAGCAAGCCTAAAAACCCAATCTTGCCCTCAGGCTGCTGCGCTGGTCTATTTGACATAATATACATTATGCGTAGTGAAGCGGGCCACCAATAACACCGAGAACAGCGCATTCACCCCCTGTCAATGCCACGACTCACAGTCTGGCTTTTCGGGTACTTTTTCCGGCTTTTTTAAGACGGATTTTACATTACAACGGGTGACGCTATGAAAAAACGATTTAAGACAGTGACGATCATTTGCCCGATCACGGGCCATTCCCGTGACGTTTCGCCCCGGTTCGCTGCCCAGGTAACAGGCCGCAGCCTGCGCACGGCTCAACGCTGGGCCAATGGCGCACGGCCAGACCCTGCCGCCTACCAGATGCTTGCCATGCGGGTTTTCGGGGTGCTGCCTGGCGATGCCTGGCAGGACTTCCGCTTACGCGGTGACCGGCTGGAGAATGTGACTACTGGGGAAACGTGGCGCCCTTGGCAATTGCGGGCCGCGTGGGTGATGTTTCAGGAATTGGGGGAACTGCGGCGCCTGGATGCCGGCAAACCGCCTGCTACGCGACCGCTGCGCCTTGTCGGCCCTTGATGTGTCGCTTTATCAGGCAGATCAGCCCAGCAGGCCGCGCAACAGCAGGACGGCCACCACGGCCAGCAGTAGCCAGAATACCAGGGAACGGACAGGGTCCGTGGGCGCCGGGTCGCCTATGGTGTAGAGGGTTTTGCCGTCTGCATCGGTGACGATGATCCCGCCGCGCACCCCCAGGGCGGACAGCAGGCCGGTTTCATCGCCCCCGGTGCTGCCGGTATAGACCGGGATCGCGGGGCCCAGGTTGGTTTTGGCGTACGCCTTCACCTTGCCGCTGGTGGCGTAGTCCACCAGCCCCTGGGTAATATCGTCGAACACGCTCATTTGCGGCGCTTGCGGGCCGCTGCCTTGCCACCTTTGCGCCCTGCCCGTTTTGCGGCCTGGCTACCCTTTTTGAATCGCCCTGTTTTGGTTCTGCTTTTGTTCATCGCTTTAATGCCTCATCTGCTTTTGCTTCTACCCGGACAAGCCAATCACTCAAGTCGCGCATTTGCTGCTTGAGCCACTGGCTGTCATTTTTCAGTGCCGCCACGGTGATGATCAGTTGCACCACCTGGCCGACAATCAGGTGCCAGAGTTCCACTGTAATTTCCCCTGAATGAACGCCAGCACGAGACCGGCAAGCACCGCCGCGATCACCTGCATTAGTATTGCCTGCCAACTGAATGTCATGCTTCACACTCGGTGATAGCGCATACGAGTTCAGTGAGCACCGGGGCGGGTGCGAGTGCCGCAGCACCGCCGCCGGCAGCGGCCCCGATAATCAGGATGATGGCCCCGATGCCTTTCTTGGTGTTGATCCGCTTCCAGATCGCTTTCCAGTTCATGCCGTTCCCCTTATGCCATGGCGAGGCCGCGTTCAATCATGGCCTCGCTGATTGTTTTGCCGTTCTCATGCTTGATGATCGCGGCGACCAGTGCGGGACGGTCTTCTGCCGTCAGCACCTTGTGACGACTCAGCCCGGTTTGCTGCTCGACGCTGCGCACATAGGCTTCCACGTTGTTTTCAATGGCCGGCGCCCAGGTGGCAATGACCGATTCAATGGTATCCACTCCGCGCCTGGCGTAGCTGTCCAACACCTTGCTCATGGCGCGGATGCCGTGGGCCATGGTGCGAAAGATGATGAACCCCTTGTCATCCTGGCCGGTCATTCCCTGCCATTGGGTTTTGCCGTCCCAGCGGATGTTGCCGGGGTTGTTGTTCCTGATGCCTCGCGGCATGAATGGCAAGGTGCCGTTATTGCCTGCAATGGTCATGACCAGCCCCCCCACGACAAGCAAAAAAAAAGCGCTGTTTTGTTCATCACCACCCCTTAGTACCTTAGTAACTTACGAATTCTGGCGCCGTATATTCAATCGATAACCCGGACGCTGCCGCTATCGGCGCTGTCACTTTCATTTCAGTCCCCGACACACTGACAATCATCACCTCATCAGCGCCGCCAATAGTGACGAACAGACCGGGGTACAACTCAGCGTTAACCGCTGACAGCGTGAGCGTATCCGTCCCATCAGCTATTGCCGTAAGCCCTTGAGAGTATGCCCCTATCGTTCCAGGCTTGATTGCGCGAACCCTGAACGGCTCCGCTGTGGCGTTCGTCAGTGCCTCATCATCTTGCTCGTTCCATGTGCCGGTTAGCGGCGTGCTTTGCACACCGTAATTTCGGTAACTGGTCTCACGAATGTACGGCCCTATATTTGTTTCCCATCTCTGCTGGGCTGTGCGAATAAGTCCGTTTTTAAAATTAACGCCTCGAAACTGTCCGGCGCTCGGCGTGTATCCGTCGCTGCCGACAATCTCAACTTCCACCGGCCCGATGTAGCTACGGTGAAGCAGATTTTCTGTCGGTGCTTTCATTAGGAATCGGTTACTGCTGGTCAAAACATCATTCACATCAATAATACGAATGCGAGATGTGCCGATGTGAAAACCGCGACATGCAGTCATCCCCCAAAAATTACTTAACGGGTTAAAAATAGCTGCGTCGTAACCGATCTCCACATCAATTTCACCAATAGACAAAAACTCAACCGTTCCCTCCCCGAGATTATATAGAGCCGCCGCCTTCGGCATCTGTCCCGTAATTCTGCCGATACGCACCTTCCCGCTCGCAATATTCCCCGATCTAGTCGTTATCGCTGTTGCAGGTGAGTTTCCCGCTGCGTCAGCAATCAGGCGTATTTCCCCTATGTCAATATCACCCGAACGATCTATACCGAGCGCATAGAACGCGGCACCGATTGCAGTAATTGATCCGCCTGAGCAAGAACCCTTAACTACAACAGGCTCCTCATTGCCCTCATAGCTAATAGACCCAAAATCAAAATGGCCATCCATAACATAGAACCCGTTGTCGCTGATGTCTTTTTGAACTACAACCCCAGCCTTTGTGATACCACCTCCACAGTTCGGCTGCATGCCTGAGGCTATGCGCACCTGAACCGCATTATGTACCGTATTTCCTGTTCCGGTGTTCACCCAACCTTGCGGCATTGATGTATTTTCATTGCCAGTGTTCGGGCAGTCGTACTGCACTAAACTTCTTATTTGGTTTTCAATACCTCGGGTTCTAACTAGCTGCACGGTCCCGCTTCCAAGTGGCGCCGCCATGTTTTTCTGAATTACGGTCAAATCGACGTTTTTATCTCCCGCAATATCAAGGCCACGAAAAGCATATTTCCCGTTAAAATCCTGCCTAATGGTAAGTCCGCTTTGCCCCGAAAAAGACAGTGTTAAAGGAACATCACCATTTTCACCTATGTATTTCAGCACTCCACCCGGTGCACACGTAAACGGCTTCTCTGCTGTTATTGGTCTGTGCAAATACTCTTTATCAATCAAGCAACGCCCTGTCGCGATGCAGTCCGCTACAGCCTCCGTGTCATCTACACCATCTGCCCCGAATTGAGCCGGCGTCATCACTGATTCGTACCGCCTAAGCCATGCCCCTACCGTCAAATCAGCGTGATCGCTTTTCGCTACCGTCCCCTCTGTTGCTTTCCAGATGCCCGAAAAATCACCCTCAACCCACGTCCAGCCCCCGGCCCGATTGGTTTGAGTCACAACCACTTCACGCCCTGGCAGAAGCCCAGCCTCTGCCTTTAACTCTGCTAGCGTTTTTACTGACTTACTTACCCGCCCTCTTTGTATCAGGCTTTCCGGGTGTGGCGCCGTTGCCTTCCCCATTACAATGCCCTCTCAAACGGCAGCACCTGCACCACTACATTTTCCGCGTTCGGGTTATAGGCATATAGCGCAGCCTCGCAGTCCACATAATCCACCATGCCAGGCTCCAGATAACCACCCTGTCCGGCAGCAATCCCCGCCGCCCCCAGGTACACCCCGCCCGGCGCATCGCTTTTGATGGACAGCCTCAGGGTTCGCGACGTATCGGCACCGGCAGCGGCGATAATCAGCGCGTTGCCCTCAGCTGGAATTGTTCGCTCGCCCACATTGGTAACGGAATTGGCGCCCTGGATGATGCTGGTGGTATTGACCTGCACGGACTGCTTACCCGGCTTGATTTCATCGTTACTGATTTCCAGTTGCCACGTGACCGCCGTCGCGTTGGGGTTGGTGATCTGCATCCGCAACTCAGTGACCACCTCAGCGAATTGGTAGGAGTCGCCCTCTTTCAGGGTGACCATGCCCAGGCCCGGCGCCGTCAACTCAATATCGCCGGTTGCCTCGCGCACCAGCAGATAGCGGCCCGTTGCCGCGTCCTTGATGGTGGTGCCTGCTGCTTGTGCTTCACGACTTACCAGCATGCGTTAGCCCTTCCAGATAAAGAAAATTGCAATCACCACAATGGCCGCGATGATGGCCAGGGTGATCAGCTTGGCGGTTTTTTCGTCGCCCAGCTTCAGGCTCTCGGCCAGTCCCTTCACCGCGTTGACCTGCTCGCTCAGAATGTCACGGGTGGTATTCAACACCTGCCCCTGTGACGCTGCCGCCCGCTCTCCTGCCCGGTTCGCCGCATCCAGCGCCATGGCCACCGCGCCGTTGTCGGTCACGGTGATATTGTTTCCCTTGCCGGACACGTTCAGGGCCGTTGCCATGCCCCGCGCCGCCGCACCGTTCTGCGCCAGCTGCGCTTCATCGCTCAACTGCGCCGAAATACTGTTCGTGGTGCTGTAGGTGGTACTGCTTGTTCTGGACTTTGACCCGCCGCTCATGGGCTCACCTTGATTTCAAAAACGTATTCGCGGAGCTCGGCCCCGACATGGCGCAGCAGGCGCCACATTCCCGGGCGCTGAGTGTGAAACCGGATCGTTTCGCACCCTGCCCGCCTGGCCGCTTCGCAGATGGCCGGGGCGATCTGTCGCAGCCCCTTGCCCGCCAGGCACACCACCACCAGTTCCCGACCTTCGCGCCGCGTGATCATTGCGGCCTGGCCGATCTGCCAGCAGTGTGCCGCGCCGGATTCCACATCCGCCTCAATCTGCGATTCGTCGGGGCCGAAGGTCGGGCGAAGCAGGTCGCGCACCGATGCCAGCGGCACCCGGCGAACCGCTATGTGAATTGCTGCCACAGCATCCAACCCACCACCGCCGCAACCAGTGCCAACACTGCCCACAACCAT